GGTCATCAATGTAAACCTGAAGAAGCAAAAGTTGGTGGAGGTGAATCAGGTAAGTATGATACTAAAAAAAGAGTTACAACTATATCTTGGATACCTTTTGATAAATTACCACAGATGTACAAAGTTATTGAGAATCAACTCTCTATTGTAAATTTAAATCATTTTGGTTTTGATGGTGTGAGACTTACAGAGCCCGCACAGTTTACCGTGTACCCTAAAAAAGGTTTTTATGATTGGCACATGGATCTAAATGCGTTTGGTCAAGAGGGTCAGAACCCAATTAGAAAAATATCTATGACATTATTATTATCAGATCCATCAGAGTTTACTGGTGGAGATCTTTTATTTTCAGATATGGGTGATAACAAACCGCTGCCCTTGAAACAAGGACAAGCTATATTCTTTGGATCATTCTTAAGACACAAAGTAGCTCCAGTTAAAAAGGGGGTCAGAAAATCATTAGTTATGTGGTTTGGAGGACCACCGTTTAAATGAGTCAACTACAAAGAAAAATATTATTTCCAACTGCTGTTTATTTTAAAGATCTACCTAACGCTAAAGAACTTAATAAATATTTATTTAAAGAAATAAAGAAGTGGCGTAAAGCAGAAC